AAACGAGACGATGCAACCCGCAAGGGTTGAGCCGAGCACTACGACGTAGGTCAGCCACACGCGGCCGGCTTTGGTCAGCGTGTATTCATGGCGAGTCGTCGGCAGAATGTCGGTATCGTGGAAGTGCAACATGATGTGAGAGCCTTTCGGGTGTCAGCGGAAAACGATGTCGATGAAAGCGAGCCATGCGGCGCCCCAAGAGGCGATGATTGCGGCCCAGAGGATGAGGGTTAAGAGGCGATAGAGCATGGTGCGGTGTCCTTTCGTCGGGTGAATTCGGGCGTCAGCGGTTAGGCGTTGGGGAGCAAAAAGCACGCCAGCACGTGGCCGGGCTCGAAACCATCGGCGCGGCATTGGGCTAGCGCAGTGAAGCTCGCTTCGTCGCGGGTCTGCGCTTCGATGGTGTAGCTGCGATCGGTGTCGAATGCGCCGATGGCGCCAACGGACCGCGCTTCGACGCGTAGCGCGTAGCGGCGCGGGTTCGGGGCTTTGTAGTTCGAGTGCATGGCGTTACTCCTCGATCTCTTCGTGCGTGTCTTCACCCGCGTAGAGGGTGCACGGGTCTTCGTTAAGCGGGCCGAAGAAGTTTGAAAGTTTGGCGTTCGGGCCCCGACTGGAGTCGGTATCGTTTCCCGCGGCGTACGCTTTCACATAGTCGGCGGTCGACATGCCAGCGTAGAAGAACGGGTAGACGCGCTTGTCTTGCTTTAGGCATGGGCGCTTGTGTGCGCCGTTGCATTTCGCGAGCTTGGCTTGCAATTCGCCGAGGTTGCGAAGGGGTGACAGTGTTGCGCGATAGGTGCCAAGGTTGAGGGTTTGCATGGTGTGAGCTCCGATTAAGTTAAAGGTTGAGGGTTAGAGCATTGGGCAGCTGAGCTTGCGGCATTCGTCGACAAATTGCGGGTAGCCTTCGGCGACTTTGCGGATTGACGTCCAATGGTTGACGCCCCCGCAATAATCGCGCCGGCTCGCGCAGCTGCGGTACAGGATGGAAAGCCCGCGTTCGCCAGTAGCGGACTCAAGCACCTGGGCATAGAGGTTGTCGGCATGCAGGGTCACTTCACCCGACACGGCCGGGCCCGCTTTGTTCGAGCGTATTTCGAAGCTTGACGGGGGCAGCTGCAAGTCAGATGCAAGGGTCTTGAGGAAAGCGCGGCCTGTGACATGCATGGAAAGCTTGCGCGTGTATGCTTGATCGGTATAGCCATTGATGCCCGCGGGCAGCATGGCTAGGCGTTGCAGGGGGGTGCTCATTTGGAGTGCTCCTCGGCGACATCGCATGCCGCGATCCACAGCAGGCGTTGCTGATTCTGGGCATGGTCTTTCAGTTCGGCATCATCCCAAGCCCCGTATTCGCGAAGCTCTGCGCGCAGCACGTTCGGCTTGATTTTGGAAAGTTGGTCGCGCATCGTTGGGCGTTGGCTCAGCGCAAGCACTGCGGCGTTAGCGGGGCCCGGCTTGTGGATCGCGAGTGCATCACGCAGCGGGATCTGCAGTTCAATGCGGCCGGTGCCGCAAGTCCAAAATTCGGTTCTCATGGTGTGATTTCCTTCGACAATTCGCGCTCGATGAAAGCCCAGAGGGAGGCCGGCGTACAGCCCGCATAGGGCAAACCCTTAGTCATGCGGTTGAATTCGCGGATGGGCAACTCGGCGACTTCAAATCGTACGGAACGGTCCCAGTCGTTCGCTACCTTCGCGGCGGGGGTCTCGCGCAAAATGGCGTAGATATTCGATTTCCCGCCACTTACGGTACCGCGGGTCTCGCGGCCTGTTTCATGGTCAACCCAGCGCAAGGCCCAGTAGGTGTTCCCGTAGGAATCTCGGCGGCTGTGGGTCGCTTCGAGCGTTGCAGTGATTTTCATGGTGTGGTTTCCTTTCAGTCAGTAGAGGGCAGGCCGGGGGTGATTTTCACCCACATGCCAACATCTTTATCGATGATGCTTTCATCGTCGCAGGTGTCGGTGAGGTGTTCGCAGTAGGTGTGTCCGATCGCTTGCGCTTCGTCGGCAGTGTCTGCCTCGATAGCGAGTGTCAGCGTGATGGTGAATTTGGGCATGGTGTGTCACGCCTACTTGAAGAAGAATGATTGACCGGCCCAGATGTGCACATGGTTGTCTGGGTCTTCACGGAACTCGATGCGCACATCTCCACAACAGTTCGGAATGTGTCCGGGCTCGGTGCTCAGTTCGGCGCCGCACTGGTCAGCATAGGTTGCGGCGAACACTTCGCAGTCCAGTATTTCATCTGGGCCGAGCTCGCGGCGCTCAACTTCGGTGCCTGTGGGCGATTCGATGATTACGTGCATGATGAGGGCTCCAGGTGTGGCGTCAACGAAACCAGCGCGCGGCGAGACTGCGGCCGAGTTCGCGCTTTGCAGTGTTGCGTAGGTAGTCGCCGGCCGAAATGGGCTTTGCGGGTGCGCTGCCATCTTTCCACGCATACCACTTGGTATCGGTGCCGTAGAGGTTGAAGGGTTTGGGCATGCAATGGTCGCGCCAGTAGTCCCACAACGCAGATGAAAGCACAGCGCACACAGCGCGCCGGTATTCGGTGGGGAAGTATTGGCCGGTGCAGTAGTCAAGGCGGAAGCCACCACCGTCAACCGGCGTGATGGTCAGCCGGCCAGAGTAGGCGCCTTGTGATGCCTTGATGATGTCGTCGGCCGTGATGGTGTCGCGCAATTCAACGGCGCGCAGCAATTGGCGTGCTTCGCGCAAGTCCTTGCCGATGCTGCGGACTTCAGCGCGGTACGTCTTCACGTCACCATAGTTGCCGAATTCGAGTCCCGGGCGCTGGTTGATGAACTTGTGCAGTGCGGCGATGAGGTTTGCTTTCACGGTGTGGTCCTTTCGGGGGTTTCGGGGGTTAGGCGCAAAGCTTCGCGATGTTGCTGCGAGCTTCTGCGATGACAGTGGCGCGCATGTCGTCCCAGTAGTCGCCAGGGGAGAGAAAGTCTTCAACGGCGGCATAGCAGCATCCGCCGAGGTAGTCGGTGGCAAGTTCGATGTCATGCTTCGATGCGGTTGCCTTGGCAACAAACCAGAGCAACAAGCCGCTATTGATCTTGCGCAAGGTCTCGGCTTCGTCTTCGGGGGTTTCAAAATCCCAGTCGGGTGCATCGGTTTCAGGGGTCACTGACAGAGTGACGGTGAACCCGTCGCGCTCTTCGGTGTGAACAACTTCGTATTGCATGGTGTGGTCCTTTCGGGGGTTGCGTTCTAGCGTTTGCTAGACACTAGACATAGAGCATACGCCATGCCATGCCTTTTTGCTTAAAAAAGAGGCAGAAAACAGGCACCGAGTGACGGTTCGCGTCACGTGCATGACAAGAATCGTCGCAAGGTGACACTTCGCGCAAAAACTTGCATGGTTGTAACTAGTTATGCTTCATAACCTTCACTAGTTGACATAACGCGTTGACATAATGCTGCCCGCGCACCCCTCCCCTTCCCCTTTCCAGAATTCCACGGGAGCGATATTGCAACGATGCGAGTAATCACTTACCATTCACGCCTATGACTACGCTACAGCGACTTGAGTCCGACGATCTGCGAACCGCGGGCATCGCGTTGACCTTCCCCAGTGGCGCATGCAAGGCTATCCAGTGGACGACTGACAAGCCGATCGCGCCTACGCTCGATGCCGCGAAGGAATACGCGGCCGCTGTGCTCGATGCGCTCATGCGCGAGGGGCGGATTGACGATGCCGAGCGCACGAACTGGGCCAGCTGTACCGCTGCGATCAAGAAACACCTTGAGGATTTCAACGATGCGCTTATCGCGAATGAAGGCATTCGACGCGCAGCTTCCCGAGCGCTGGAGCATTGACCGTGAAGTCACGCGCGTGCTCGGTGCCGGCGGCGACCTGCAGCAAGCGAGCGAGGCAGCTGGCGTGCCTCTGGTGTCGGCCTACAGGCTCGCGAAGACAAACCGCGAGCGCATCATCGCCATGAAGCGTGAAGCCCTACGCCTGGCAGACATCACGCCAGAGAAAACGCTGCTAGAGCTCGGCCGGGTCGCGTTTAGCGACGTGCGTGGCCTATACGATGCCGATGGCCAATTGATGAGCCCGGCCATGCTTGACGATGATGCAGCGGCCGCTGTGGCATCGTTTGAGGACGAACTACGGTACGAAGGGCGCGGCGATGACAAGGTACCGGTCAGAGTCCGCAAGGTGAAGCGCGCCGACAAGATCGCAGCGCTAGGGATTCTCGCGCGCCATCACAAGATCATCGGCGAGGCAGGTGACGGCGTTAGCGCGCTGGCATCCGCGCTTGCCGATCGGCTCAACGCAACCCGGCCGCCCGTGGCCATCGTGGAGGAGGTTCCCAATGAAACCCTTATTGACCTCGCATCGTGACTATCGCGACCAGGCAGCGCGCTTCAGGGCTCAGGCTACAGGCATTGGCCAGAGCTTGAGTGCCAGTGAGCAGACAGGGGCTCGCAGGTCGCAGGTCGTTGCGGACACCCCCGGGAGCACCGCTACGGCAAAGGAGGGTTACCCCCCTCCGACGCCGGAGTACCCAACCCTCCCGATCGTGAATTCCGTCCAACAAATACGGAAGCTGTAACTTGAAAATTTTTGCTGGCAATTTTTCATGAATTTCCAGCGGTAATTTCAAGCAACTGCTTCACTTTTTGCCAACGACCTTCTGATGCCCCGCCGGCTGCACTACTCCTTCTGGGCAGCCTTGCCGATCCTCCATCTCGCCCTTCTCGTGCTCGCAACCGTGGCCCTCATCCACGGAACAGCGAAGATCATCGCTACGCTACTCGTTCGCTGAGACATGCAAGTCGTCAACTCGCGCGAACTCGACCGGATGCTGGCCGTGCCGGTACCGGCATCCCAGATCCGTCGGGCGCAATTCGCCGGCACGGCCATCGCGCAGATGATGGACGAGCTCGCCTCGTTCAAATACGACCCGTTGGGCTTCGTTCGCTGGGCATTCCCGTGGGGGAAGCCGCATGAGGGGTTGGAAGACGAGGAGGGGCCGGAGCAATGGCAAGTCGACCATCTCACTTCGATCGGCGACAAGATCCGCGCCGGCGGCGACCTTGGCTGCGTCATCCGGGAGGCCGTGAGCGCCGGTCACGGCGTGGGCAAGTCGGCCGCCGTGTCCTGGCTGATCCTGTGGGCCGTGTCGACCTACGCTGACACCCGCGGCGTCATCACCGCCAACACCGACGGCCAACTGCGCACGAAGACCTGGGCCGAACTGTCGAAGTGGTACCAGCTCTTCAAGGCGCGCGAGTTCTTCACGCTCACCGCCACCGCGCTCTTCATCGCCAACGACCCGGTGCGCGCCAAGGGCTGGCGCATCGACCAGATCCCCTGGTCGAAAGAGAACTCGGAAGCGTTCGCCGGACTGCACAACAAGGGCAAGCGGCTGCTGCTCATCTTCGATGAGGCCGCAGGTATCGACGACGTCATCTTCGAGAAGGCCGACGGCGCGCTGACCGACGAGAAGACGCAGATCATTTGGTGCGTCTACGGCAACCCCACGCGCACGACGGGCCGCTTCCACCACGCCTGCACGCACCCCAAGACACGCTTCACCTACCGGCGCGTGGACGCGCGCACGGTGCGCTTCACGAACAAGGCCGAGATCAACGGCTGGATCGAGGACTACGGTGAGGACTCGGACTACGTCCGCGTCAAGGTCAAGGGGCAGTTCCCGCGTGCGGGCTTCGCCAACTTCATCAGCCCGGAACTCGTGTTCCAGGCGCGGCGCCGGCGCATCGAGGAGCGCAGTTACCAGGCGTACCCCAAGGTCATGGCCGTGGACCCGGCGCGCTTCGGCGACGACTTCAGCGTCATCACCATACGCCAAGGGCTCAAGGTGCTCAGCCAGATCGCGCTGTCGGGCTTCGACGGGCCCGCGCTGGCATCGCGCATCGTCGACCTGGTGCGCCAGCAGGGGCCGTTCTCGTGCATCGTGTACGACGCCGTGGGCAACGGCGCGGACCTCGACTCCAGCCTCAAGCGTGTGCCCAACCTGGGCGTGCCGCTGATGCCGGTGACCTGGGGCGACCCGGCGAAGAACGACAAGGAATACTTCAACCAGCGCTCGGAGGCGTGGGGCAAGATGCGCACGTGGCTCGAGCACGGGCAGATCCCCGACGACGACCTCCTGGCCGACGAGATCACCAGCCTGGACTTCGGCAACGACAACCGTTTCCGCATCCAGCTGCAGTCGAAGAAGGACTGCAAGAAGAACGGGGGCAAGTCGCCTGACCGGGCCGACAGCCTCGCGCTGTCCATGCTGCCCGAACTCATCGACCGCAAGCTCACCAACGCGAAGGTGCGGCCGGTGAAGCGCCGGCTGGTCATCTGGTCACAGGTGCACTAGGAGAACCCCATGGCCGACATCCACGTCCTGCGAGATGTGACACCAGCGGAAGCCGCAGTGCCGCAGCTGCTCAACGTACCCAAGCTGCTGCGCGATCTTGCTGACGCCATCGACGCCGGGGACCACGGCATCCGAGAAGCGAAGGAAGCGTTCGGTGAGGACATCGTGCTGCGCATCGCGCTGGTGATGCGTGTCACCGGCCAGGAGCCCCTCGTCTTCGGCTTCGGTGACGCCCCGCTCTCAGTGACCTACATGGACCTGCACGCTGGTGCGCAGGAGCTGATGGCCATGCGACATCCTGAACGTTGACTAGCTAGCACTCACTTCTTTCGGTACACTACTGCGCCATGGCTGTCAACCCAATGGTCCGCCAACTCGGGCTGTCCGATCTCCTCAAGCGAGATGCGGCTGAGGCACCGCCACCGCAGGACGTCACCGAAGAGGCCATGTCGGCGCTGGCCGGGCATGTGCGCAAGGCGTGGCAGAAGAACAAGCTCGGCAAGGAGCGCATCAGCCTGCGCCTGCTGGCCTGCCTACGGGCCCGCCGCGGCGTCTACAGCCCGCAGGAGATCTCAGCCCTGCAGGACGACAGCAAGGGCGGCGGCAACATGGTCTGGGCGCCGCTGACCGAGGTCAAGTGCCGTGCGGCGTCGGCCTGGGTGCGCGAGATCGTGCTGCCCGCCGGTGAGCAGCCCTGGGGGCTGGACACCACGCCCATCCCGGACCTGCCCATGCCGCTCAAGCAGGCCGTGGTCAAGAAGGCCCTCACGCAGGCCCAGCAGGTCATGCAGCAGACGGCGCAGGCCGGTGGCGGCGTCATGGACCCGGAAGAGTTCCGCACCCTGGCGCGCGACCTGGGCGAGAAGCTGCGCGACGACACCGAGAAGACGTACAAGAAGATGGCGGACGGACGCGCCAAGCGCATGGAGAAGAAGATCGCCGATCGGCTGGCCGAGGGAGGCTACGCAGAGGCCATGGACGGCTTCGTGGAGGACTTCAGTACCTACCCCGCCGCCATCCTCAAGGGGCCCGTCTACACGCGCCACAAGACCCTGTCCTGGGGCCCTGGCTTCCAGCCGCAAGTGTCGAACAACCCCGCGCAGACCTGGATGCGGGTCTCGCCGTTCGATGCCTATCCAGCCATCGGCGCGTCGGACTGCCAGGTGGGCGACTTCATCGAGCGTGTGCGCTTCCGTCGGCCCGATCTGCACGACCTGAAGGGGCTGCCGGGCTACAAGGACGAGGAGATCGACAACGCGCTGCGCGACTACAGCAACGGCCACCTCGAGGGCTGGCTGTGGACCGAAGCCGAGCGCAACCGGCTCGAGCAGGAGACCATGTACCTGTGGCTGTCGCCGCCGGGCATGATCGACGCGCTCAACTTCTGGGGATCGATCCCCGGCTGGAAGCTCATGTCCTGGGGCGTCAAGGGCAAGAAGGGTGAAGAACTTGAGGAAACACGCGACTACGAGTGCAATGTGCTCCTCTGCGGCCGCTACGTGCTGTACGCCGCCCTCAACCCCCACCCCCTCGATCGACGCCCCTACCACAAGGCTTGCTACGACGAGGTTCCCGGCGCCTTCTGGGGCCGCGACATCCCGAACCTGGCAGCCACACCGCAAAAGATGTGCAACGCGCTCGCCTGCGCACTAGCGGACAACATCTCGATCGCGTCCGGGCCGCAGGTCTGGGTGCACACCGATCGGCTGGCCGACGGCGAGCAGTCCTTGGAGGTCTTCCCGTGGCGTGTGTGGCAGCTCAAGAGCGATCCCACGCAAGGGGTGAACCCCGGCATCGGCTTCCAGCAGGTCGATGATCGCTCAGCGAACCTGATGGCCACCTACGAGAAGTGGGAGATTCGGGCCGATGACGCCACCGGCATCCCGCGCTACACCTACGGCAACGAGCGCGCCGGCGGCAGCGCGGACACGGCCACGGGCCTGTCCATGCTGATGAACAACGCAGCCAAGGGGCTACGCCGGGGCATCGGCAACATCGACTCCGGGGTAATCGGGCCGACGATCTACGACACGTTCATCAACGAGATGATGTACAACGCCGACGAGAGCATCAAGGGCGACTGCATCGTTGTTCCGCGTGGTGCGAGCGCGATCCTGATCAAGGAATCCGCGCAGCAGCGCCGCATGCAGTTCATCGGCATGACGGGCAACCCGATCGACATGCAGATCATTGGGCTCGAGGGGCGCGCCGCGCTGTTGCGCGAGACCGCGGCCGCGATGGAGCTCCCCGTCGACAAGATCGTCCCGAGCGACGACATGATCAAGCAGAAGCAGGCCCAAGAAGCGCAGGCGCAGCAAGCGCAGCTGCAGGGCCAGCAGCAAGCCATGCAGCAAGCCCAGCAGGCGCAGATGGAGGGCGAGCAGCAGAAGATGAAGATGCAGTCCGATCACGAGGCGCAGAAGATGCAGCTCGGGATGATCAGCGACATCGTGAAGCAAGCGGTGGCCAAGGCCATGGCGCCAAAGCAGGCCGAGAAAGCGGAGGGTTGAGATGTCAGTCGAACTTGCAGGCTACACGCAGCAGCCCTACCTCGGCGGGTGGATCCGGGAGTCCGACAACGCCGGGCCCTTCACCATCGACCAAGGGATGGGCACGACGGGTACCGACAACTGGATCCAGCTGCCGACGGGGCCGTGGGTACGGCGCGATGGCAGCGGCCCGTATTTCCGCGATGTGACTGCAGGAACGGTCACTGCGATCTTTCCAGCACCGTGAGCCATGGACACGACGGGCTACCATCAGGTGCCGAACGGGCTGTGGGTTCGTGATGACGACTCCTCAGGGCCCTATTATTTTTCGTCTGTGGGGGCGCCCACGGCTTTCGTGGTCGTCGTAGTCCCAGGAACGGCGCCGTCTCTGGATTTCAGTGTCGCCAGCAACAGCATGTATCTCGCTCTTGTGAGCGTTGGGGGAATGTGAAATGACTCAGATCACCGTCAAAGACGCATCAAGCTCGAACGTAGCTGTTGCGAGGGTCGTCGACACCGGCAGCACCACGGACAGCGCGAGCCTACCCGTTGCGCAATCAACGGAGCACAAGGCGGCCGTAGGTTCAGTCACCGAGACCGCGCCGGCGACCGACACTGCCTCCAGTGGACTCAACGGGCGCCTGCAGCGCATCGCGCAGCGGCTCACCTCGCTCATCGCGCTGTTGCCCAGTTCGCTGGGCATCAAGACAGCAGCCAACTCGCTCAGCATCGCGCCAGCCAGCGATGCGCAGTTTTCGTTGCTCCCCGCAGGGTATCGCGCGCAGGTTACGGTCACGCGACCCGCCAACACCACACCGTATACGGCCGGTGATGTGGTGGGCGGTGCCATCACGTTCCCGAGCATGGGGCCATCGGCCGGGCATGTGCTGCTGACATCGTGCGATCTGCGCGTCGACATCGCAGCGATCCCCTCAGGCATGACTTCGTTCCGCTTGTACCTCTACAGCGCCACCCCGCCGAGCGCACTGGCCGACAACGCTGCGTGGGATCTGCCGTCCGGTGATCGCGCGTCCTACATCGGGTACATCGACCTTGGAGCGCCACTGGATCTTGGTTCGACCCTCTTCACACAGGTCGACCAGATCAACAAGCAGTGCAAACTGGGCACCAGCGAGACCGCGCTGTACGGCTACCTGGTCACGACCGGCGGATTCACGCCGGCGGCGAACAGCGAGGTCTACACGCCCACTTTGCGTGCCCTCGGAGTTTGACGTGAACCCCTCAGTGCTCCCGATCCTGTTGGGCGCTCGACGCAAGCCGGTGCTTGATCTGGACTTCCTGCGCGACGTTCTTGACCCTCGAATCACGTTCACGCGAGGAAGCACCGCAACGCGGGTGAATGCCAGCGGGCGGATCGAGGTGGTCAGCGCAGACGTACCTCGGTTCGACTACGACCCACTGACGCTACGGCTGAAGGGTTTGTTGATCGAGGAGTCGCGGACGAATCTCGTACAGCGCAGCGAAGAACTGGACGATGCGTATTGGACAAAAACAGCGGTGACCATAACTTCCAACTCAACAGTGGCGCCAGACGGCAACACCACGATGGATACGCTTGTCGAGGATACATCGAACAATGCGCATTATTTTTTCCGAAGCATCACTGTAACCAACGGCGCGCAGTACACACATTCTGCTTTCGTTAAGAAAGGCACGAACGATTGGTGCTTTATTTACGGCCAAAGCAGTGCGGTAGCGATTGCCTATTTCAATCTAACGGCGGGAACTATCGGCACCGTCAGCGGTTCCGGTTCTCCCACAGCCAAAATCACAGATGTTGGTGGGGGGATATACCGACTTTCGCTGACGTACACCACTTCGACCACGTCATCCGCAATCGGTGTGGGCCACGCAAACGGGGACGCAGGCCTGGTGTATACGGGCACAAGCAGAACACTTTTTGTTTGGGGGCTTCAGGCAGCGATCGGAAACGCGCCTTCCTCATATATGCCAACGACAAGCGCGACGTTCACGCGAAGCGCGGATGTGGCACTTATCACAGGTGCAAACTTCAGTACCTGGTTCAACCCTGCAGAAGGCACGTTCTTCATTTCAGGTCGACGCAATTTCGTGGGTGCTTTAGGGTGCGGTATTTCGGTGGACGACAATACCGCGAACAATACCATTCAACTTTGCGGTGACGCTTCGGCGAACCCTAAACTCGAGGTTGTCGTTGGAGGAGCTTCGCAGGCGAGCATCGACGCAGGGACAATGGTGGTGGACACCGACTTCAAGTTCGCAGGCGCTTACAAACTGAATGACTTCGGTGCGTCCATTGACGGTGGATCTGAAGTTGCCACCCTTTCAGGATCACTTCCCGTTGTTGACAGGTTGCGTATTGGTGCAAACTCAGCAGCAACAAACTGGAACGGGACGATTTCAGCTCTCCGATACTTTGACCGACGCCTCGCGACGCAAAGGTTGACGCTTTAGTGCGTCAGCGCCAGAGATGGTCAATGTCAAAGACTTTGGCGCTATCGGGGATGGCCGAGCAGACGCTTCAGTGCCTCTCAGGCGCGCTGCCGCTGCTGCGGCGGGGGACGATCTGTACTTCCCACCTGGAGTTTACGTTGCGTCGGATATTGCGTTGCCCGCCAACGTCCACGTCCACGGGAACGCGACGCTCAAGTTGAGGGCTCTGCCTTCAGGGAACTACGCGCCTTTTTTCCGTCTCACCAGGCCACGAGTCACCATTGAGGGGCTGACGTTCGATGGCAACCGGGTGAGGCAGTATCCAAACGGCTTTTCAGACTCATTCGACACGGGGTTCAGTGGGACCGGAAAAGCCAACCGCGCAGCGATCCTCGGGGACAACTACAGAACAGGATTCAGCATCCGCGACCTGATAGTCAGGGGGTGCCGGTTCGTCGATGGTTGGGGTTCTTCGATTGCGTTGCGTGACGTTTCTGGTGTTTGGATAGACGGCAACATTTTTGATGACAGCAACTTTGAGTCTGTATTTGCCTATACCTCTGGCGGCGTCAACACAGGTTTAAGGATCACTAACAACCTTTGCCGTAATATCGGTTCGGGTGACGCTACGGTAAATGCCAACGCGTTTGTTGCTTCACTTTACGATGGCTTAGTAGTATCCGGGAATCAGGTCTACACCTGCGAACGCAACCTCATCAAGGCCGAAGCATGCAACGACGCGGTGGTTAGTGGAAACAGCCTGCACACGAACACGCGACCGAATTTTAGTGGCATTCAATGCCAGGCCGGCGGGTCACGGATCATTATCGCAAACAACGTCTTGCGTAACGTTCAAGCCGGAATTGCTTTGAACGGCAATGCCGCCTTCGAGGATGTGGCTATCCAAGGGAACGTCATCGACGGAGGCCACTCGATAGCGGGGACACCTGATGGCATCACAATATCTGGTGGCGACCAAAAGCGGATTTCAATCGTCGGGAACACCATAACAAACGTGAATCGAGACGGCATCTACATCGTCAATTGCAGCCAACTCTTGATCACCGGAAACACAATCACCCCCGACCGACCTCAAAATGCTGCGGGGGTCGGCATTCACGCCAACTACACCGCTGACGGTGCAGATGTGGTAATCAGCGCCAATAGTATCGCTCGTGGTTTTAAGCAAGCAAGTATCGGTGGTTCAGGTGCACTGTGGGTAGACGGACCAGGCAAAATAGTATCCGACCTTAGCATCGTCGGAAACCGGGTAGCGACAGAGACTGGGGGCGCTACGGAACGAAGCATCGTCGCGCAAAACGGAATCTTCCCGAATTTGCAAATCGCGAACAACCTGAATGATGGGCTGACGCTTACTTGAAGACCATTGACGGTGAGCACACACTTCGGCTACACTGAGCCCCATGCGGCTCACTGGCGAAGACCTCGAGTTCCTGGCACGTTTCGCAACGTCGCCAGACGCGAAAAAGCTATGTGAGCTCTTGCGAGCGGACCTGAAAGACACCGAGATGAAGCTGCGGACCTGCGTTGGCGAAGAGCTCTACCGCCAGCAAGGGCACGCGCAGCGGCTGGATAAGCTGCTGGCTGACATCGAAGGTGCTTCCATGAAGCTCGTACGCAGCAAGCCCTCGCCGGCCCGCGAACTCTGGCAGGTTTGAACCTCTTACCGGCGCCCTGATAAACCAGGACCGTGGAGAACCAAATGCAGGCTTCCCCAGCCCCCAACGAAACCCGCCTTCCCAAGGCCGTGATTCGACGTTCGCAAGCAATTGCTGATGCGTTGAAAGCCCAGGCCGAAGCGAAGACTGATCCGCCTGAATCCACTGCACTGCCGGCCCCCGAGCCGAGTGCACCAGAGACAGCACCACCCGTTGCGGCTACGCCACCTGTTCCAGCAGCTCCTGCGGCACCAGCCGCGGACCCGCGCGAGAGCGATCCTGAATACTGGAAGCAACGCTTCAAAGCGACTGCCGGTGTCCTGGACTCCGTTCGGCGCGAGCGCGCTGCAGAACGCGAGACGTACCAGCAACGGTTCGACGAGTTGCAAACGCAGATCCGCGATTTGCAAGCCAAGGCACCGGTCGCGAAGATCAACCTGGGGGACTACTTCACCCCGGAGCAGATTGAGCAGTTCGGTGAAACGCAGTGTGAAGCGATGGCGATCGCGGCCCAGAAAGCCGCGCAAACTTCTGTGCAGCGCGCGATTGAGGCTGAAGTGCAGCCCCTTCGTGATCAGCGCAAGCGGGAGACAGCGCAGGAACTGGAAGACCGCAAGTTGGCGTTCCGGGAAAAGCTCTCCGAGCATGTCCCTGATTACGCCGAGATCGATGTCGGTGAAGACTGGCACAACTGGCTCGCGCAACGCGATCAGAGTTCCGGCCTGGTGCGCCAGAGCATCCTCGACCAACACGTCAAGGCGTTCGACGCCGACGAGGTAGCGAAGATGTTCAAGGCGTTCCAGGGCACCAAGGCGGCAACGCCGGTGCCACCAGTGACCACCGTACCCGCGGCAGCCCCCACCCCTTCCGAGACGCCTGTGGCGGCCCCGGACGCGGGCGGCAAGCCGCCGACGCAAGCGGAGATCCGGGAGTTCTACAAGCGCGCAGCACTCGGTAAGGTGAAGGACGCAGAACGGGTTTTGTTCGAGCAGCGGATGGCGAAGCTAAGAGGACTGCAGTGATGCAGCCACAACACGCCTACCTTTAGGAGAACACTATGTCAGGCGTCTCTCGTGCAGGCGGTGTCCCGGACTACGGCCCGTCAGGCACCATCAATTTCAACCCGGAAATCTACTCCGGCAAGCTGGTCGAGAAGTTCTACAAGACGACCGTTTTCGGCGAGATCTGCAGCACGGACTACGAGGGTGAGATCGCGGGCTACGGCGCGCAGGTCAAGATTCGCACTATTCCGACTGTCACGGTCTCCGACTACGTCATCGGTGCGGGCCTCACGTCCCAGTACCCGTCGAACAACTCGGTCACTCTCGCAATCGACCAGGCCAAGAGCTTCGCTGTGGCGCTGTCCACGGTCGACTCGCGGCAATCGGACATCGACATGGCGGACGTGTTCGCCAATGACGGTTCGATCCAGCTGCGCATCGCCGCCGACGCGGACCTGCTGACGACGATCCCGGCGCAAGTCGGGGCCGACAATCACGGGCCCACTGCCGGCGTCGATTCGGTCGGCATCAACCTGGGCGACAGCACGACTCCGGTCAGCGTGAGCAAGACCACTGTGGTCGAGTTCATCGTCGACTGCGGCACCGTCATGGACGAGCAAAACGTCTCGGACGAGGGCCGTTGGATGGTCGTGCCGCCGTGGTTCGTGGCGTTGATCAAGAAGTCCGATCTGCGGATCGCTTCGCTGGCCGGTGACGGGGTTTCGATCCTGCGCAACGGCAAGGTGGGCGAGATCGATCGTTTCACGCTCTACCAGTCGCGCAATCTGCTCACGCAGAGCTCGCCCGGCCTGGCCACGTACATCCTGTTCGGCCACGCGGCCGGCCTGACGTTCGCGGCGCAGATTGTCGAATGCCAAATGATTGACAATCCTAGTGACTTTGGATATATAATCCGGGGTCTCATGGTGTTCGGCTTCAAGGTCGTCGAGTCGAAGTACGTCGGTCTGGCAGTGGTCCGCCGCGCGTAAACGGAGTAGGATTGGGGCTTGCGAAAGCCCTGATCCAACCTCGCAACACAGGAGTTCAAGATGAAAGTCAGCAAGAACCCGTACGGCGCGAACTACACCGTCAAGGTGCCGCCCGAGACGATCCAGAAAGAAGCCTCGCAGGCCAGTGGCAAAGCGAAGGCACGGTACCCGCACACGCCGCTGGGGCCGCAGCAGAACAACAGTGATTCGGGCAAGAAGCAGACCCCGGCCTACACGCCAGGGTTGGACGGCGTTCCCGACGGCGCGTAACGCGCTGCAGCCAAGCATGCCGGCGCCTTCGGGCGCCGGTTTTCCACGCCCGCCAACCGGAAAAACCCATGGCGAGACCGAAGCAAGCGCATGCGGAACTGACGCAAGCACGGCTCAAAGAGCTGCTGCACTACGATCCAGCCACAGGCATCTTCACGTGGCTTTGTGATCGCGGGGGCCGCGCGCACGCCGGCGATGTAGCTGGCGCAATCAGCGTCGGGTACCGCAGGCCGATGGTTGATGGCCGCAGGTACTTGGCATCGCGCCTCGCGTGGTTCTACATGAAAGGCGTGTGGCCTTCTGGCGACATTGACCACAAAGACCGTACGCCGTTGAACGATCGGTGGGACAACTTGCGCCCAGCGACGAAGAAGCAGAACGGTGAGAACCGCAAGGTGCACAAGAACTCAACCACCGGTGTGCGTGGGGTTGCGTGGGACTCACGCCTCTCCAAGTATCGTGCACAGATCACGCACAACAAGCGCAACCACTTCCTCGGCATCCACGGCACAATCATCGATGCCGTAGCCGCCCGTCTCGGTGCGGAACGCAAATTCTACACGCATGCTCCCTCAACCGTCCGTTAGGAGAAACCCATGGCGAAGATGACCAAAGCGATGTTCGAGAAGTCTGGCTTCGACAAGGAAAAGAAAGGCGTCAAGGAAGGGTCCAAAGAGGACATGGCGCGCGACGCGAAGCAGATGAAGGCCGCGAAGAAGAAAATGCCGATGAAGTTCGGCAAGAAGTAACTCCTCAACCAACCACTCGAGGCAACTCATGGCAATGACCGAAGCGCAAGAAGCGAACCTTTCCAACGCCATCAACAAGCGGCAGGACAAGGAAATCCCGTTCCTGATCTGCACCGACGACGCGCGGCTGATGCCCAACGTACCGCAGATCCGCAAGATGAAGAATTACATGCCCTATCACGGCTCGCCGTCGGACGATCTGGCGACGCGCAAAGCGTTTCTGCAGGGCATGGGCGGCAAACGCCGCATCGTGAACAGCGCACCAGATGAAGTGTTCGACGTCGGCACGGCCAGCGTCGAAGAGTTGGCGGCCTTCGCGATGGACGAATTCGGCTTCGCGCTCGACGTGACGTTGCCGGCGAAGAAGCTGCGCACCAAGGTCATGGAACTGGCGCGGCTGTCCGAAGGCCGTGGCTCGGCCGTGGATGCGGCGCGTGCGCTCGCCAAGGAAAAAGGCGTCGGCCTGAACCTCGCGGAGTGACATGGGAACGCTGACCGGAACGCAGATCATCAACGGCCCGAACGGTGTTCGGGAGCAGTTGTTGGACAGCGCGAAGGTCACATGGCCCGACACAACCCTGCTCGAAGCGCTGGCGCAGGCCCAGCGCACGATCTGCTTCTGGAAGCCTGACGCCTACACCCGCCGCGAGTGGGTGCCGTTGGTGCAAGGCACGAATCAGGATCTGCCTGACGACGGCATTGCGCTGCTCGACGTATCGCAGAACCAATACACCGGCCTGCGCGTCACGCTCGTCGACGACGAGCTCCTGGACGAGACGAACCGCTACTGGCCGGTTACTGGCATCCAGCGCGATGTGGAGCACTTCTCAGCTGACCCACGCAACCCGCGCCGCTTCAACGTCGCGCCGCCGAACGATGGCACCGGTGAGGTGCTGATCCTCTACGGCGCGGTGCCGCCGAATCTGACGTCCTTGGGTGACACGATCGCGCTGGTCGACACCTACGAGTACGTGCTGAAGTGCCTGACGATGGCCGAGGCGTACCGCAAGAACAGCAAGAAGCAAGACCTGACCAAGAGTGCTGTGCTGATCCAAGAAGCGCGTGCATCGTTGGGCATCAAGTCTCAAGGCCAGGTGGCCGTAGCCCCGAAAGTCAGCGTGTCTGAAGGGATGAAATGAGCACCACCGATGTCATCGATCTCGTGCCGGAAGTCGGGCAGTTCGTTCGTCGGTGCCCCACGCTGACGTTGACTCGCGCCTACCTACGCGCGGCGCGTAACTTCTGCGCGCAGACGCGCTGGTTGCGCGCCGACGCGACGCTGAACGGCAGCACCGACACGATAGCCAACCAGGCAGCCTACGCGCTGCAGCTCACTGACGCAACGCTCGAGATCGTGGGCGTGCGTGACGTGAAGGGAAATCAAGTCGGCCTGCCGCTGAACGCGTGGATCATCAAGCCGTTGGACAGAACGATCTTCTCGCCTTGGGTGGGCCCCGGCTCACCGACGAAGTACGCCTACATCCCCGACGCGCAGATTACGTTCTTCCCGACGCCTGAGAAGGCGTACACCATGACGATCACGGTGGCCGTGCAGCCTGTTCGAACGGCCACGGCAATCCCGAACGAGTTGATCACGAAGTGGAAAGAGGTGATCGAGGCCGGCGCGCTCGAGTACCTGTTCGGCATCCCTGGCCAGAAGTGGAGTGACGCGAACCGCGCAATCTTCTTCGGCAAGACGTTCCGCGCAGGCATCAACAACGCCAAGGGTGATGAGCAGCGCGGGTACAACCAAGGGCCAGTGCGCGCGCGGCCGCGGCAGATCATCTTCCACGTCTGGCGATGAAGCTCGAAGTCGCCTCGTTCCGCGGTATGGTGCCGCGCCTGGCGCCGCAGCTGCTGCCCGACAACGCCGCGCAG